CAACTGACAACTATTTTTACTCTTGCTATTCCAGTATTTTCATAAATAACCTCTGTTGCAGTAACATTTGATGGTGCTTCTGGTGGAATATCTAGATTAGTTACATCTCTTACTGGTAATGCAATACCATTTTCAATATGATTGTATTTACCAGAATTGTATTCACTTGCAGTAATAACATAATTAGTTCTATCTTGCTCTTGAACCTCTAAGACTCTCCAAGTTGTTGTAAGAATAGTTGATGTCTCAAATATCCAAACACTATTAGCATTTGGAGCAACAGAAAAATGCTGGCCAAGACTAAAAACATTATTTGTAATACCTGAGACTGTAACCTGTTCTACTGTGCCATCAGGTAAAACAACACTTAATGTTGATGAACCTTGAATACTTAATCCAGTAGCATCATCTACAGTTACAGAATTAGTTGTTGCTGAGACAATACGACCACCTCTTCTTTCCCCACTACGAACAGGATCAGCTATTTCAATAATCTGTCCTGGTCTTACAACAGCACCAGCATCTATAGAAGTAGTAAATGAAACAACCTCACGTTCTACATTGCTCATGTAGAGTAACCATTTTGCTAAACGAGCAGCTTGACCTCTTGATGTACAGGCAAACGCATTAATATTTCTAATAACTGACCCATATCTTGCTTGGTTTGCAGTATCAATCTCTTCAACATAATTTACATCTCTTAATTCTAAATCTAAATATTTTGCAACTACAACTGTAGGTCTTTGCCTTTGACTTGAATTAGAATAGGTAAATCCAGGTTCTAAAACATTAGCAAGTGTAAATAGATAACTAGCATCTTTTGGAGAATCTTGTGTAATAGTTAAATTACCAGCTTCGTAATATGGCATAGCTCTAAATACAGAACACATCTGATTGACTACGTTGTACGCTTCTTGCTGATTATTAATATTTACATTGCAAGTAAAACGAGGTTCAGTACCACCTGTTCCTGTGCCATCATCAACTTGTTGTGAACAATAAACAGAAGCTGCATAAAAACTAAATTTATCTATTTCAGTTTCAATAACATGAGAACCTAGCCCATACCTTGAAGAAGTGATGAGATCATATAAGCACCAAGCTGGATCATTTGTAAATTGTGCTGCACCAAGAGTTCCATTAAATGTTCCTGTGTATTCCAAACTACCATCGGCACGAACAGTTGCATTATGTGGAATTTTTACTTTGATACCTTTTACTAAATATTTTCTAGAAGGAATTGATGAAAATTGTTCTGCATCTACTTTTAAACCAATCAATGCACTATTTGGATAACTTCTTTGATCGTATTTAATTTCTACATAGCTATTAAATTGAATTTCATTTTGTAATTTTGATGATGTGCTATCTGGTGTAATTCTTCGTACTTTTATATTTACAGGAAAAGCACCATTAAGATTTACAAGATAATCTCTAACGTATGGATCAGGTGTCCTACCAGCTATCTTTGCCTGACTACCAGATAAAACAGTTTGATAACCACCACCACTATATTGAACTTGTATCGCTATTTCTATAGCAGTACCAAAAATATCTCCCTCATCACTAAATTGTTGTAAAGCAGGAACAGTTATTTGAAGAGAAACTGCATCAACATCTGAATCTGTAATTTGTATAACTCTACCAGCACTACCAGCAGGAATAGCAGTTCCAGCACTAGGTGCTGCTTTTGTTGTCGCAACATTTCTTGTTACTGGTATCACAGTCTGACTAGATGTTCCAGTTCTTGTTTCAAACGCTACATCTTTAAAATTAAAAGAACCATCAGCAGCTTGTAATGGTGTGTTATTAAAAAATATAGATTTAGCACCATCAACTAACCCACCTATTTCACCTTCTCCTATAAGATCAAGAATCCTAGCAAAGGTTTTAGAGTCAAGATTATCTTTTTCTTCGTGTGGAGTACCACCACCTCCACCACCTCCTTTTCCTCCACCACCAGAACCTATAATCTTCATACTTCTACCTGTTCATTTTCAATTCCTGCTGATATAACAACAGATCCAACCATAGTTTGACCATATATTACTGGAACAGGTACACCAGCCCTTGATGTATTTTGTATGCCACTAAAATTAAACGATCTTCTAGGATCTTGTTCTTCTTCTCTTACATTCTCTACTGGAGTAAGCATTTGAGATAACCCTGTCAATGCTAAAGCAATACCAATATTTCCAATAATTGCAGCACTTGTCGCAGCAAATCCAGTGCCAGCAGCCGTGAATCCACCAGCACCTAATACTGGAGCAGCACCAGGTAAAAATATTGCTGCACCAACTAAAGCAATACCTAATAGAAATCTACCAGTGCCTTGACCTCCTTCTCCTCCAACAATAGGAACAATTTTTATATCTTCCTGTCCATTTGGATAATGTATTTCTTCTTGTTTTATTTCCCAATCACCAACTGATACTTTGTAATATCTATCTGCCATATGAGCTTCTAATTGTGGAAAATTAACAACTAAGAATCTCATTGCCTGTGCAGCACTATGCACTTCAGCTTCAAAAGTTTTCTGACCTAAAAACTTAGCAAGTTCTCCGTATAGTTTAATTTTCCTTAACATAACGAATCCTTTTACCTGTACATTTTAGCAACCATTCATCTAATAGATCACGACTTGATAACCTATTTTGTAAATGATGCAAAACTGTTTGCTGTCCTAAGTAAACACCAATATGATTTAATCCGCTACTGCTTATTGACATTAATAATAAATCTCCATATTCCAAATCTTCTTCTGGATGTAATTCTCTAAATCCTGTTTTTGCAAAACAATCATTAAACATTGGATTTTTTACAAAATCTTCTGGATTATTTGGTCTAACCCAATCAATAAGTTCTATTCCTAACTCTTCTTTATACCAATCTCTACATAAACTCCAACAATCAGTTACACCCCAAACCCATTTTCTACCAATTAAAGGTGCTTTATATCCACAAGGTTCACAATATTGCCAATCTTTTAATTGTGGCTGCACTATCCACCATTTTAAATCTGACTTTTCACAAGCAACTCTATCCGCTTCACTTGGTTTTGCACTTGTTACTGGATGACTATGAACAACACCAACTATCTCTCCTTCATTATCTTCAATTCTTACCCAATCATCAGCATCAATAATAAATTGATCTGAAGGATCAAAAGCTAAATTTTTACAAGGAAAATAAACTTCTTTTCCTTTTTTGATAACTAAAAGACCACAAGACTCTCTTGGTTGCTCTTGTATAGCGTGTTCTAATGCCTTATCCTGCCAAGTCATGCAAAAAATGATCCAACACCAGGAAAATCTTGAGGTAGCACCTGACGTTTTGGTAGACGCACTCCATCTAAATCCATTCTAGCACTTAGTTCAAATTCTATTCCATTTCTATTTTCTGCAATTTTTCTGTCTATAAAAAATATTTGAGTAGCGAATGTTGCAGTGGGATCAGGTGTACCAAATGGGTTTATACCAGATTCCATATCTATTAAACCTCCATTTTCTTGTATCAAAAAGTTACCATCTTCTAATAAAATATCTCCACCAGTAAAATTAACATTATCAATATATCTACTTAAAGTTCTAATACGAGTAACTTTTGCTCCCTCTAATCCTTGAGGCAAAGTAAGTATTAAAGTTGTAAATGTTCCTAAAATATTAGATATGGATAAACGAGGTCGAGGTAATTTTTTAGAAGTAAAATCAAAACCACGGGCTTCTATCGGCATCCTTGTATATTGATTACCAGCAAAAATTATATCTTGGTTTTCATTGGTATTTACTCCATTATGAAAATAGTAAATTGTATTAGAACCATGAATAGCAGTTATTAACTCAAGTTGAAAAAGCTCAATAATACTACTTGGATTTATTTTTTGTAGTTCTGATACAGGACTCGTCATTAAGGTTCAAATACTTGTTGAAATGTCATATTTAACTTAGCTCTATTTACATATGGAATTGTTTTATTCCAACTAAGACATATCCATTTATAAGCAGCACCGCTTCCAGGAGGTTGCCAATCAAAAGATGCACCATCCAGAGCTCTGGCCTCAAGAAATGCTTCTATAACGTCAGAATCTGCTTCACTTATATCAAAATTAAGCGACCAAACATAGGGAATTGTATTTAATCCAAATTTTATTCTATGTTGATAACCATCATTAAACTGAGCAATATTTATTTTTGGTGTTGTAATTTTACGAGCCTGATAACTAGGGCTGATTGAGGGAAAAGTAGCCATTAACCTAATAAACCTCCTGGTCGTTTTTCTTTAATTAATTCTGTTTGAACTGCTGCTCCAATTAATCTACCTAACTCTTCTCCATTTGGTTGATTACCTTCAACAGAAGTTCCAGAAGCATCTACATTTACAGAAACATTTACAGAACCCATACCAGAATTTGAAGTAATTTGCCCTGTCATTCCTGGAGTAAATACCTCTTCTCCACGTTCTCCAACTAAATAACTTTTGCCACGGGTTACACTACCACCATATTGTTTAAAAGCAGTTCCTCTACGATTATTTCTTACTTGTGAAGGTGTAAGTGGAACAGGAGTAATATTAAATAAACCTGGTGCTTGAACTCCACTAGGCACTTTTGGATCTATACCAGAAGTTGATTTAGATAAAATACCACCTACATTTCCAGCAACTTGATTTATAATACCTCCACTAACTCCACTACCTCCACTAAACATTCCCAACAATCCTGTAGCTAAACGATTAGCTGCCATTTTCGCTGCTGCATCCAAGAAATGATTTGCTATTTTATTTAACATATTTCTAAACGCTTCAGAAACACCCATAGTTCCTTGTATTACTCCTTTAAATGAATCTTCAAAAGAAGATCCAATCGTTCTTGATAACTCGACTAATTGAAAACCACTATCATTTAGCTTGATAAATTCTTCATCGAGTTTTACTAACTCATCATTAACAAGTCTTGAACCTAAAGCTAGTTCATTTGTAGCTTCAACATACTGTCTAAGTAAATCTAATTGTTCTTGATTTAATGTCTGTTTTGTAAGTTCTTGAAATTGTTTTGCCAATTCATTTACTTCTCTGTCTACTTTTATTTTTTGTCGTTTAATAAATGTACTTTCATTTGTTAATTCAATTTCTTGTCTCAAACTTTTTGAAATTGCATCAAAACCTAATCTATTTGTTTCTGTTACGTCAAATTCTGATAATCCAGTAATTCCCTTTCTTTTTAGTTCTCGAAGCTCTACTCTTTCTGTACCTGATAACCTACCTGATTTACCTTCTAATTCTGCTATTCTATTCCCTATTTTTTGTAATTCTGAACTTGATGATTTTCTTAATCTCTCTCCTACAGTAAGATTTTGCAAACCATCTCCAAGTCCTTTTAACAATCTTGAAAAAGATATTATTCTTGCCAAGCCAGCTTGTACTATCAAGAAAAACTGACTAAATCCTTTTGTTATTTCTCTTGTTTGATCACCAAATTCTTTTAATGCATCAACACCACCTTGACCAACTATTGCTGTAGTACGAGCAAGAACAACATTATATGCAGCCTCTTTTCCTTCAGCCTGTTCTAATAATTTTATTCTTTGAGAAAAAGCAGAATTAGTTAAACCCAAAGAGTCTATTAAAGCATCTGTATCTTTATTAAAATCAGCCAAAGCATTACCAGTTTTTATAGCTGCTTGAGCAAGAATATCAAGTTGAGCACCAAGTTGAGTGCCAACTAGAGAAAGAGCAAATCCAAATTGACCACCTAATAATCCACCAGCAGCACCACCAGCAAAACCACCAGCAGATGCTCCAATACCTTGTCCAAATAATAGAGGAAAAGCTCCACCAATTAATGCACTTGAACCTACTTGATTTCTTATTCTTCTATCTTCAGCAGTTCTATTTCTTCTAAATCTTCTTAATCTTCCCCCTGGACTTTCAGCAATTCTCTGTCTAATATCTCTTGCATCAAATCTATCTCTACGACTAATTTTATTTTTTTTCTCTTCTTTGTTGTTTTCTCTTAATAAAGTTCTTTGTTTTTCTAAAGCAGCATTCATTTCTTTTATTCTTGCCGTTACATCTCCATATTCTTTTTCAGTAAAATCTAACTGTTTTCTTACACCAGTTAAAGTATCTAAATATCTTTCAATAGCATTGATAGTATTAGCAGGAGTAAAGTTTAAAAGCGTTGATATATCTGCATTGCTAAAACCAGTTACACCAGGAACATTTTTAGAACCCATCGCACCAAAAGTAGATGCTGTGACCTTTGCACTTTCGTTAAATCTTTGAAGAGATTTTATTTGTGCTGAAAAATTTAATTTTGTAAAACCAGCAGTAAATAATCCAAACTTTTCATTAGTAATACCAACAGAAGCAGCAACATCTTTCATTCTTGTTGCTAATTCTCTTGTAGATACAATTCCTTTTCTATTTGCAGATTCAGAATTTAATACACCTCTGGTATATTTTTCAAAATTATGTTGAGCAAGTTTTGTAGCTTCTGCAAGCTCTTTTGTTTTTGCAATAGCAGCTTTAGAAAAAGGACCACCAGAACCTGGACCTTTTCCAGTTTTCTTTGATAAATTATCTAGTTGCTTAGTTAAAGACGCAACTTTACGATCAGCAGCAGTTAGATTTTTTTGTAATTTTATTAAATCCGCATCTTTTGTTCTGACATTAATATTAATTCCGTACTCTGCTGCCATTTACTCGACCCAATAAATTACTTCTATATTACCGCCTTCTGGGTTTCATGGCTTGTTTTTTTTGCACTTGTTCTTTATATTTCTCTTCTTCCTCATGTTTTAACTCAAAAAAACCTGCCCAAGCTATCAATTCTTCTCTTGTTAAATTTTCAGTAAGTTGTTTTATTGTCATTCCTAACTCTTTAGCTAAGAAAAACATAAAGTACCAATCTTTGTTAGCTTTTTAATTCTGCTTTCGCTTCCTCCACTTTTAGGTTTTCTCCTGATGTCATCATTGCCATCTGTATATCCTGCAAAACTCCAGCGTTTATTTCTCTTCTAAGAGAAGCTTTATGACCATCTTGAAATAATCTTTTACCATTTTCGTCTAATGCTTTTTCAATCATAAGATTTAAAGCAAATTCGTTTCCATCATCACCTTTTGATTTTGCAATAATTGATTCTCTCTCTGCAATAGTAAGTGGATGCCAATAAATTTCTAAAACTGTTTCTTCTCCATCTTTCACTTCATATTTATATTTTTGGCTAACACCAAACTTATTTCTGAGTAGTTCAATCGCTTCCATAGTATTCTAATATAATATTTATATTATACTTATATTAAGCGTTTGCGGTAAATTGACAAGAAATAATTCCTATAAAATGACTTCTATCCTCTATTTGTAACAAAGTTGGACCATTTATATCTGCCACTCTTGGAGTGCAACTAAAAGTATCAGTATAGTTAGAAGCGTTAACAGAAGTAAGTCCATCAATAACAGATTCACTTATAGCAGATACAACTGAAGTACCTTTATTTTTGGGCACATAGATATTACATTGAATAACACCAGCGTAGTAATCAGAGGCAGCACCTTGATTTTGTAATGTTGATTGATTAAAACTTAAATTCATAATTATATATTTTTTGGTTTTGCCAGGAGTTGTGA